GTGGCGATGGCGGTTGGCTATCAATCTACGACAATCTGCGTATTTTCAAGATTGCAGGCATCAACCACCGCCAGGGCATCAGCCGTTATGTCGGTCGCGTGGAGTGTGCCCTCGTGCCGGAACCTGAGAATGAGTATGACCCTGATGCCATCAAAATCGTGGCAGAAGACCGTCACCACCTCGGCTATATCCCAAGTGGACAGACCGATCTTGTGTGTTCTCTGACTGCAAATGAATTTCCGTACCGTTGCACGGCTTTCATCGAAGCGTGCGAAGATGAAGACGACGGACATAAGTTCTTCACGGGATTTGTCTATATCCGTCGGCTCGACTGAAAAGGACAAAGGGCGGTGACGTGTGCCGCCCTCCCTATAATACTATTCAAAAAACATTCTTACTATGAAGAAAATTGCAATGGCTCTGGCATCGGCCTTTATGATGCTATCTTGCACAAGTGACGAACCGCAGAATGAGCAACAGACGGGCTGGGAGTCGAAAACGATTACCTTCACCTTTGGCGATGTGATAACGCAGCACGCCATGACACGTGCGGACATCACATCGCTCGATCTCACCGACCTGTGGATGTTCGATTATGTGGGCGACGAATTGCAGCAGACTGTCCACCAGTCGAGCACCGACGATGGCTTTGGTTCTATCTCCGCTTCGATGGGATATGGCGAACACACCCTCTATTTCGTTGCATCGCGCGGAACGACACCGACATCTGACACCGACGCTCAGACGATTACCTGGGTGAAGCCGTCCGACACCTTCTGGGCAATCGCCACCGTCACCGTATCGCCATCATCGGCATCCTCGCAGGCGGTGTCGCTCAGCCGTGTGGCTACCCGCTTGCGGATCACCGTCACCGATGAAGTGCCTGATGGGGCTGCAAAGTTCGTCATCACGCCTGCGCAGTGGTACTATGGCATCGACTATACCACAGGCGATGGTGTGGCATCATCCGCAAATCAGCCGCGTGAGGTCAACATCCCTTCTTCGTATATCGGAACCAGTGGCCAACTCGCCATTGCCATATTCGGCTTTGTGCCGTCGGTAGATTGGCAGACGAACATCACAGCCTCGCTGAAAGCCTCCGACGAGTCCGCACTTGGTCAGGTGACGCTCGGGAATGTGACACTGAACAAGAATATCACAACAGCCTATTCGGGTGGCATCCTCAGCACGTCAAAAGCCTTCACGCTGACTGCCGACGATGCATGGGGCGATGACGACGTACATACATGGTGAGTCGTGACGACTGAGCCTTTTCGTTTTTCATATTATTAGATTTAATAGGTTAGACAATGAAGGGGAGCCGGCGGGCTCCCCTATTTCTGTCGTTCTGCTTCAATCCTTGCATTCTCAGCATCAATCTCGGCTTGCATCTCGTCAATATCTTGCTGTGTGAGTTGCGCCTCAGTCTCGGATGGTTCGACGTAATCATCACAATACAGATGCAAAAAGTCTTGTGGTTGCACATTGTTCTTATTCCCCATGCAGTAGGCCGATGCCCAGGCTGTGATTCGCTGCAACTGATACTGAAGCACGTTGCGTCTTCGGTAGCCCTGGATGGTGAGCAGGATTTCCCACCACCTCATCTCATACAGAAACTCGTGGCGCGGTATGCCGATCTCGCCTACGCACGTTTTGAACGTCTCGTAGGCGTTTGCCCGTTTTTTCGCTTTCCTCCATCATCAGCGGGCTTCATCTCGTTTGGGATAGTCGAGGGCACGAACAGCCATTCCGTGCGCATCTCCACCACCGCCTGCACCATCTTCACCACCTCTTCACGGGTTGCGTGATACATGATGTCTTCGGATGTGATAGGTGGTTCTTTTCCCTCGCTCTCGTAAGCTGCCACGATACAGGCGATGGCCAGTTGGATGTAGTGCATGTCGGTGGCCTTCGGTGCCGACTTGATGACGATCTCACCTTTTTCGTCTTTACCGACTTCTGGATTGAATACGTCAATAACTTCACCCGACAGCGACTGAAATCCTGTCTCCGAGGCTGCGCAATAGAGCATCTTCACTTCCACCTGCTCTGCTTTGCCTTCTTCATTCTTGTGCGTAATCTTAATAATTCTTTCTGGGTTCATAGTTCCTTGAATTTGAAACGCTCAGCCAGCCGATGAGGGCGAGGCTGAGCGCACGGATTAATTATTCACTTTATAGATGGCATTGAAAAGATTGCCAAATAATGAGAGAGTTATGCAGCGACCTCGTAGTCGCCATAACCATTGAAGTTGGCGGTATAGTCGGCATTCTGTCGGTTCGGCCCGTTCAGCGTGAGCTGTGTCAGGATGACGCTGCCGCTCACGATAGTGCTCGATGCCGTGCGGTTGTTGTCGCCACCGACGTTCGAAATCTTCCACTTCACAGGTGTGCCTGCCTCGTGGATAGACTCGAGATCGGCCAGCGTCTTGCCACCGACCTGCGACGTGATGGTTTCTCCGCTGCGCATCAATGCGCCTGTCGAGATGTCGTAAGAGAGTGCCGTCGGCTCCTGAATCTGCCAGTCTCCAGTAGTGTCCTTGGTCGTTGCGTCTTCCAGCGTCAGGCTGACATGCAGACTGAGGCTCTTGGCAGCTGCAATGACTGTCGAAGGTGCTGCCGTGTTGTCGCTGCTGAGGAACAGGCGCACATACTGACCCTTGGTGTAGCTTCCCAATGGGATGATCTGAGTGGCCTCACTTGCGGAAACGGTCTGCAACGAGCCGCTACCCTGGAACTGCAACGACTTCGTGCTGTTCTCTCGGTCGTTGAAGTTGAATGTTACGTCGTTCAGATAGGCCGACCCCTTGCGGGCGAAGGTAGCCTTGGCGCGGGTCTGGTTGTCTGTCGTCGATGTCTCATCCCACATCAGTGTCATCGGCTGCATCGACTTGATGGCGGTGAGCATGGCAGCAGCGTCAGCCACATTCAGCGAGTCGCACGACACCTGCCATGACTTGCTTGTCACAGTAGGCATCGAGGCAGCGCCGACAATATCCTTATGACTTGCGTCGTCAGTATTATTTGTGAGCGTCACCGTGCAACCGGTTGCCATGCCTATCACCTTGTATTTCTCGGCTGCGGAGTCGAAAATACAGATTCTAAAGTTTTGACCTTTAAGTGTACCCATATTCTTTTAGTTTTTAATGATGTCAACTCTGAGTGTGTAGGCACTTCCGTCCTGCTTGCGGCCAACAGCACCGACGGCATATCGCACGTCAGCGGGGATGCCGTCAACCAGTTCTGTCAAAGCCTCACGGGTTGGTGCTTCGAGTACGGCGGTGCCATTCTTCAGCAGGTCGTCATAGACGCTGGGCTGCTGTGTTTCTTCATTAGTCTTGCTCATCGTCGTTCAATTTATAGACTTCACACTGATAGCGGAGCGTCTGCCAATAGCAAGGCTTTAAGGAGTCGTACTGGATAGCGTCAGCCGAGAAGGTGTAGTCACTGACGGCGGTCTCGTTCTCGCGGAAATAACTCAGGATGGTGTCGCGCACAGCCTGCGTCAGATCGTGCAAGTCATTGATCGTCTCACCGGTCACCTCCACGCCGATGTTCACCGTATCGTCGTTGCTCTCATATACATCGTCCTTCGTCTCGTTCTGATTGTTCAGACCGTTGAAGGTGACGATGATGTAAGGCACTGGCACGTTGTCGGCATCCTCGTCGGGCAGCGGGATGGCGGTGCCGTAGAGTCGGCCACCAATCCGTTCCACCAGCGCGGTGTTGCTCTGAATGGCTGCAATGAAGATGCTATCTGTTGCGAGGCTCATCTGTTCGGTGTGATGTTTGTTAATACTTTGATTTCAGATTCCTCTCCCTCTGGGGAACCGACGGGCTGACAACCTTTGCTGTTGCATCGGAGCAACCCGTCGGCAGGAACTATTCCCAGAAGTTGAGCGAATGAGAGTTTAGCCGCCGATCTCGTTAGAGCTGGCAGGCTCCACGAGCTTGATGAGCTTGAAGGCCTGGGGCTTGCCGGAGTCGTTGCCGTTGACCTTGCTGGAGAGCTCAGTCAGAGAGTAGTCGGTGGTCATGGAGATAACAACAGTTGCGCTGTTGAATACCTCGGCAGACGTAGCATCGACGTTGAAGCGGAACTCGCCGTGCTGCTCCTCAGCCAGATAGCCGAAGTGACCGATGGCGATGTAGCGGTCGTTGTCCTTGGTGGCTGCACCGTTAGCGTCGATGGTGTAGTCAACGTAAGGAGAAACCTTGTAGTTGTAGCCTACGCACTTGCCACCCTCCACAACGGTGCGGTCGCCTGCGCTGTTGGGAATGCGCTTGGTGAATGCCAGCTCCACCTCGGTCACCTTGTCCATGATGAGCTCTGGGTCGCCCTCGAAACCGAGGTCGTACATCTCGGCAATCTTCTTGGCGAGGTTCTTACCGATGTTCTCGTCGAGTGTGAGCTCTTCGACTTCCACCTGTGCGAAAGGTGAAGGCAGCTTGGCGTAGTTGCCGTGAGCATAGACGTGAACGGCGCGGAAGATAGCCCAGCCCTTCTGCATCTTGAACACCATGAAGCTGTAGATGTCGAAGGCGGCGTTGTCGATGGCGCGGTGTGAAACGGCCAGCGAAGCAGCCACGCGGACAGGGGCGGCGGTGATGTTGGTGAAGTCGAGAGCCTGCACACCCACCTTCTGCACCTCCTTGTTGACGGTGAACTTCACGTCGTTGGTGCTGTAGGGGATGATTTCAGTACCTGTCACGCCGGTAACCATCACCAGTGAGTCGGGCAGTTCGATGCCTGGCACCTTGGTGTCGATGATTTCCTTGATGGTGACGGGGATCAAGCCACCTGCCTCGAGGTTGGCGTTCTTGTTCTGGTCGTCGCCAGTGGTCACCTTGTTGGCGAGAATGGTGGTAGCGTTCTCACGCTTCTCCACGCAGTTCTTCAGCATCTCGCGCAACTTGGCACCCTTCTCCTCGTTGGAGCGGATGTTTCGCAGTTCGGCATCAGATGCCATTGCCTTAGCCTTGGCACTGAGTCCTGCTGATTCACGCACGAGTGCGTCATACTGGGCGGCTTCCTCATCAGTGAACTTGATTTCACCACCGTTAGCTTCACGAG